CAAGGTATTGCTGACGTAGCTAAGAAATAGTTTGGCAAAAGAAGGAAAAAGACTAAGACTTTCCCTTGAAGAAGTTGAGCTAATCAATGAAAGCAGGGGAAAGGACTTGTCAAACATTAACGGCAATACAGCCTTAGACATACATCTTAAAGATAGAGGTATTGATAAGAGTGATATTGTAAGCGTTAAGCATTGGCAGAATATGGGAGGTGATTTGCGCTTTTCCATAGTTACCAAAGAACAATACGGTACTGACCAAAACGATTTATTAGAAGACATTAAAAATCTAATAGATAATCACGCACCAACTTATCCAACAATTAAAAGAGTTAAAGGTGAACACCTTTTAGTTATAAACCCTGCTGATATTCATATTGGTAAACTAGGGGTTGCTTTAGAAACAGGTGATGACTACAATACAGAGATTGCATACAATAGAGTCTTAGAAGGCGTTACAGGACTTATTAGCAAGGCTCAAGGGTTTAGTATAGATAGAGTCTTATTTTGTGTAGGGAACGACATACTACATATTGACAATGTATATAATACAACCACAGCAGGAACACCACAAGACGCTGATGGTAAATGGTGGCAACACTTTGAAGTAGCTTTAAAACTATACGTTAAATGTGTTGAGATTTTAAGACAAGTTGCTCCTGTAGATGTAGTACACTCAATGTCTAATCACGATTATCAAAGTGGCTTTCATTTAGCACACTCTTTAAAGTCTTGGTTCAGGAACACTAAAGATGTAACATTTGATATATCAGTATCACACCGAAAGTATTACAAGTATGGTTCTAATCTTATAGGACTTGAACACGGTGATGGTGCTAAGATGGATAAGCTACCTATGTTAATGGCTAACGATAGACCTTTAATGTGGGCTGAAACAAAATACAGATATTGGTATCTTCACCACATACATCACAAAGTAAAATACAAATGGTTAGATGCTAAAGACTTTATAGGTGTTACTGTTGAATATATGCGTTCACCTAGTGGAACTGATAGTTGGCACAATCGTAAAGGCTTCTGTGGAGTACAGAAAGCAGTAGAAGGATTCATCCATTCCAAAGACTCAGGGCAAATAGCAAGGCTAGTACACTATTTTTAGCACCCCCCTATAGCCGTTTTAGGCACTTTCTTTTCTTTTTAATACTAATACACTAGACAAGCTATAAAGTTCGTCCTAGAGTTAAACACCTTAATTGTTAATAACTTTGTAAATAAACTTGTTTATAATTGTGTGATTAACTAAAAAGCTGTATATTTGCACTATGAAAAATTTAATCAAAACACTTTTAGGAATAGCAGGACTTTACGGCTGCTTATATTTACTGCTAGGTACTCTTACCTTAGTAGAACTTTTTTTAGGACTAAGATAATGAGCGAACAGACAAAAATAATTGACGAACTGATAGAGATTAAGGATGGATATATTAAAGTGTTAGAAGACTCAATAGAATTAAAAGACGAATATATCAGACAACTAGAAAATAAATTAAAAAAAGAAAAAGAAAATGGTATTTAAATTAAAAGACGCAAACACTAAGCAGGAAGCTATTGTAAGCCTGCTAGACGTACAAACTAATAAACCTGAGCTATTGCCTAACAATACTGCATTAACTGAGGACGGACTTAATCTATTGCCTTTTCAATTGGTTAGAGATTTATACGTAAAAGTAAAAGATACTTATTACAATTCACTTGACTTTAATAACAAATTTTAATATGACAATACAAGACGCAGAATACCTAGAATTTTCTACTTATGTAGATTATAACAAGCCTTGCTACTCAAAGTTTATGGGCTATCAATTAGACAACAAGAAAGTCTTAGCTGAAGAATGGTTGCTAAAACCTCAGTTCAGTACTGTAAGCGTAAGAAATTATGATAGAAAATCAGGACACTTCAATAATGACTTAGTTGAAAGCAGCAGGTCGTTAATAGTAATAGGAACAGAACTTCAGGTATATAGAAAATTTGAAGAAATGCTAAAGACTTACGGATGGCAACAGAAAGACTCTTGGAATGTTGAGTTGAAGCCTGAACATTTAAAGCACTATAAAGAAAACAATAATTCACCAACACTAATAAATTTAATATAATGCCAATAGAAATACAAGATGAAATGATACACAAAAGAATGAATGATATTAATACATTCCAAGCACACGAAAATGAAGTATATTTAAGAGGAACAGATGAATACGGAAAAGACTTTCAAATCTGTTTCGATTCTTATAACTTCTTAGAATGGATAGACAAAGAACAATTAGAATATATACAAGAACAATTAGTTAAATACATAAAAAGTAAATAAATTTAATACATTTGCACAGAATTATAAACAAAAATAAACAATATGAAAACAGAAATTTTAAAAGAGAAGTATATTAAGTATGGTCTTACTAAAGACGATATATTCAAACATCAGCATTTTTTAATCATTACACGCTCAGGAATAGATAAGATACAGGCTTTAGAAGGCATAACTATTGACTATGATGTTATCAATTGCGAAAAGGACTTTTGTGTAGTTAAAGCAAATGCAAAGAAGGAAGGAGCTATTATACAGACTTTCGGTTCTGCACTTAAAGGAGCAGGATTTAAAGATGGAAACTGTAATACCTGGTACGTAATGGAGATGGCTGAGAAAAGAGCTATGAGCCGTGCAGTCCTAAAGCTTACAGGGTTTTATGAGTTGGGCGTATTTGGTGAGGACGAATCAGAAAGTTTTAAGAAACAATAATTTAATTAAAAAAGACCTGCTAAAACAGGCACAATAAAAATGGAAATATCAGGAAAATTAGTAAAGAAGCTAGATGTTGAATCAGGGGTTAGCAAATCAGGAAAAGAATGGAGGAAACAATCTATCTTAATTGATACAGGAGGTGAATTTAATAATGAAGTAGCAGTAAGTGCTTTTGGTGATAAGATGGATTCAATGAACAAACTAGATATTGGTATGGATGTGAAAATACTTTGTAATGTTTATTCAAGAGAATATAACGGAAGGTACTTTCATAATATAGATGGTTACCACTTTTCAATTATGGGTAGTGAAGTAGTTGCCCCTGTTCAGTCTGATGACTTACCTTTTTAAGATGACACAAGAAGATAACTTTAAAAACTTATGCAACCTGACAACATCTTTGTTAGGCTTGCGTAAGGGTTCTCTAGGCTACAAAAGTAGAAAACAAGAACTTCAGGTAGCTAGAACTATTGCAAGTGTGATAGCTAGAATAGAATATGAAATACCGCATTCAACTATAGCTAAGGTAATTAATAGGGATAGAACTTTAATCTATCACTACGAAAAGAATCATAAACATAATTACTCAACATTTCCTAAATACAGAAATACATTTAATAAAGTCTTTAATGCTTTTCAATCTATAGAAGATTCTAAAAAATCCTTCTTTGATTTACATCAGCTAAAAGATTACTTAAGAAAGAATGATGTTGTTAATAGTGCAAAGCACCAAGTAACAATAAGGATTCAATCAGGTGAAGTAGGTACTGATATTAAAGTTTCTTACAGGAACTTCTATAATCAATTAGAAAATGTTAAACTTGCACTTCAGAACTTCAAATATGAAATTGAGATTATAACCTTATGAAACACTTATTAAGTAGTTCAGCATTTTTAATAGTAAACAAGAAACTAGCAAAGCAGGTGGGATTGAAGGGTGCAGTCCTGCTTGCTGACCTAATTAGTAAAGAAGAATACTTTATAGCTAACGGAATGATTGACGGTTGGTTCTTTAATACAGCTAAGAATATAGAAAAAGATACTTGCTTGACTTCACACCAACAAAGGAAAGCAATTAAGAACTTAAAAGACTTAGGAATTATAGAAACTAAGGTAGTAGGTATTCCTGCAAAGCAGCACTTTAAAATAATTGAAAACAAGTTATTAAGTTATTTCAATACTAGTTGTGAAGAAAATGAAGAACTAGTTGTTAAAAAAACGCAAACTATTAATAAGAATAAAGAAATAAGAATAACTAATAATACTATATCTAATAGGCGTAATGATTTTGTTTTTGAAGTTTTAACTTTTGATTATGAAGAAAGTATTTTAAATGGATTCATTGACTATTGGACTGAACCAAATAAGTCAAATACTAAGATGAAATATGAACTAAACAAAACTTGGAAAACAGCGTTAAGATTAAAGACTTGGGCAGCGAATCAAAAGAAATGGGATAAACCTAAGTCTAAGTCAGGAGGAATGTCTAAGTTAGACGCTCAAATAAACGAGTGGCAAAAAGCAAAAGAATTATTATGAAACCATTAAAACAAGAAACCCTAAAAGAGCTTACTGAAAAAGTCCTAGACTTATTAGCTAAGACAGCAGTTGAAATAGGACACAGGTCAGACGCTCAAACCTTAGCAAGTCTAAGTAAGATATTTGCAGCAGACTTAATACAGGAAAAGCGTTTCGGTAATATGACTTGGAATCAAGTATTAGACGCCTTTCATATTGGTGTAAGATTCGGAAAAGATGAACCATTCTTAAATATCAGAACCTTTTATAAATTCGTTTATGCTCATAAATTAAAAATTGATGATGCAACATATCAAGTTAGGACATTAGGACAGCCTAAAGAAAAGACTCCTTATTATCAAGAACCTTTAAAATTATTAAAATGACAGAATTCAACACAAAAGAATTATCAGGTATGCTCCAAGTAGCATTACATATAAATAGTTCTAATTTAGAAAAAATGAATTGGCAAGAAAATTTTATGAATTATATTGAAACAAATAATATAATGTTATGCAAAGAAGCAGTAGAATATGCAGATAAAAAAGAAAACGAAAATGAATAAAGAAAAATTGTACGACCCTGAAAAAGTAGGAAGTTTCCAAATGATGTTTGGATTCAAACAACCAAGTACATACCGACCTAATAAGTGGGTATCAATTAGAAAGACTAAATTAACCAAAACTAAATAAAATGAAAACAGAACTATCAAACATTAAAGAAGTAGACAAAGTAATAGAAGAAATATTAGAGCAAGAAGAAATCGAATACACTTGCTGTGGTGATGAAATAACAGGGGATGTTAAAGACATAGGTCTTTGTCCAACTTGCTTAGAACATATATAATATGAAAACAAAAGATGAAGTTAAGTATTGGTTAGATAACTACCCAAGCCTGAAAGATGATGACAACAGACTTTGTGCTAATATTTGGGGTTCTGAATTGACAACACAATTAGGGTCAGGAATAAATTCAGCAACAGCAATAGATTTTTTAGAGATGTACGCAAAAGGAAAACTCACATCAGCACCAAGCATAAAACGAGCTAGGGCAAAACTTCAGGAAGAAGAACCTAAATACAGAGGGGAAAAGTATAATCTTAGGAAGGGCGTATTGCAAGACAAATGGCGTAAAGACTTAGGTTATGAAGAAAACAATTAGCAAACTAAAAAAAGAACTTGACAAATACTTCAGCTTGTTTATCAGGTTGCGTTCAGCAAATGAGTACGGAATGTGTCAATGTTTCACGTGCGGCAAAGTAGCTCATTACAAAACTGGAGGTATGCAGAACGGTCATTTTCAAAGCAGAAAACACCTAGCTACTAGATTCTCAGAAGACGGAAATTGCGAGGTACAATGTATAAAGTGTAATATTTTTGGTAGCGGAGAACAGTACTTGTTCTCGATTAGACTAGATGAAAAGTATGGAGAAGGCAGAGCTGAAGAACTAGAGCAATTAGCTAGGACTACACTTAAGATTTCAAGAGTAGAATATGAAGAAAAGATAAGTTATTACAAATCACTTGTTAAAAACTTAAAAGAAGAAAAGGAAATTGAGTAACATTTTTCATATCTTTGGCGTATGACAGAACCAATTTATTCAAGTGCTGAACACAGGGCAATAATTGAAGCTTACTTAGAAATGTGTATGGAGTTCGCAAAAGAGCTATCAACTAAAAGCAGGTACGAAGGATATTTAGAAGTTGTAGAAGTTATTTTGGAATATCATAACGGCTACGGAACAGGATTAAAAGAGAATAACTATTGGGATTGGGTAATGATAATACCTATCAATATTTCAGTAGCAACAAATGGATTCTTTGCAGGAATAGAAACTAAAGGGAATAGAGCAGTTATAAGGTCATATAAACTAATATTAGAAGAAGTGGTACATCAGGTTACAGATAAGATTGATAAAATGGAAGTTATAAATGACTGATGTATATTTAGAAATATCTAAGCTAACAGATAAGTTCAGGACTATGGCTTACGGATTAACCTCTGATAAAAACGAAGTCAATGAAGCAGTTCAGGAACTTATGATTTATCTACTTCAGATGAATCCTATAACTTTGAAAGCTATTTATGATAAGGATGGAATAGATGGTGTTACAAGATACGGTGCAGTAGCATTAAGGCGAGCATTGACAAGTCCTAGAAGTAATTACTATTACAAGTACAGAAAGTATTACACACATATCGATAGTCTTACAAGTACAATTACTTATGATGTTGTAGATTCAGGAGAAATAATACCTTCTAAGCACCTTTACAACCTCCCTAATGAAGTAGTAGACGATTATCAATGGACTAGCCTTGAAAAGATAGACGAAGCCTTAGAAAGCTTTACTTGGTATGACTCTAAAATCTTCACTTTATATTACTACGAGGGGAATACCTTAGACTCACTAGCTAAAAAAACAGGAATAAGTAGAAACAGCTTATTCACTACAATAGACAAAGTAAGAGTACAGCTAAAAAATATGTTAAATGAATAAGTTCTTTGTACCTCAAGAAATATATGAAGATAGGATAGCTATTTGTAAGTCTTGCGTATATTACTTTAAGCCTTCAGGTCAATGTAAACGCTGCTTATGTTTTATGAAAGTTAAAGCAAGGATAGCAAGTCAAGAATGTCCTCAGAAGTATTGGAGTAAGACAACAGAGGTTGAAGTTAGAGAAGATATACCTGAAGAAATAATAGCTGAGATTATATTGCTTTGGGAAGACTTAAAAACAGGAAGAGCTAAAGACCACGAAGCTAAAAGTAAAATGATAACGATATATAATACCTTACATAACACGAACTACTCAACAGGAACAAATTGCGGTTCTTGTATAGCAGCTTGCTTTGATGGAATAAAAAAGATATATAAAGAATACTCTAAGGACTAATATTAATAAATATAGGGTAAGACCTACAAAAGCGTTTATTTTACCTAGAGTAGTAGAGGGGGGGTGTGGTTACCTCCCCAATACAATTAACTATATGCAAGTAAATATAACAATGGTAAAAATCACAATAAAAGATGTAAAAGCATATAATTTGTCTTGTTTATTCAGCATTTTAAAAGACAAAAGAGTAAAGTCCCTCTCACTAATAAGGGCATAATAAATATGGAAAAAATTATAAACATTAATAAGGAAAAATTAGTTACAATGAAATATGAGTGCCAAGATAATGACGCTCTCATTGAGTTAAGTGATGATAAAATGGATTTATTTATATCTATAGATGGAGAAACATCTCAGACTATAATATCTCTTGATGATTTAAGAAAGTCATTAATTCAGTTTGGTATAGAATATTTATCAGACACATTAAAACATTATGCAAATGAAAGAGTAATTGATGAGTTGGAAAGGATTAAAAAAGAATGTTCTAAAGTTGGTTCAAGGTACATAACTTGGTGTGTACTAAAAGAGGGGATAGATAAAAGAATTAAACAACTAAAACAATAGATTATGAAAACATATACAATAGAGATTGAAACAACCTATGGAAGTTTAACTATAGATTTAACAGCTGAAAGTGAAGAAATTGCTATTAAAAAAGCAGAAAGTATTTTATATGAAGCTGAAATTTATGTATCTAATACAAGAGAATTAAACAACTAAAACAATAGATATGGAAGAAGCAGACAGAACATACAAAACAATTAAAAGTATATTGAAACATCACATTAAGAATAATGTAAAATCCTTATGGACTTGGAAGGACGATAATTTTACTTGCATCTATGAGAATTACTCAGGAGATGACAGGATATATACGAGTAACCAACTCTTAAAACTTATAACAAAATGATAATATTTACATTACTTGGAATCATAACTGCAATATTCTTTTTTATAGTTATTCTTATGAGCATAATTGAAACAAGAATTAAAAACAGAACTAAAGAAAAGTTATTCTACAATATGGATAAAGTAGAAACTAGAACAGGAGGACTAGCACACGATAGAAATAGAACTTATAGCGAAATACAAAAAGGAAATGAAAGACAATAGAATACCAAGTTACTACATAGGAACTAATGGTTATGAAGCTAGAAAAGTTGTAGACGGCTTTGAATTATCTTACAATGTCGGCACAGCTGTCACTTACTTACTAAGAGCAGAAAGGAAACATAAGAGTCCTATTGAGTGCATACAAAAAGCAATAAATCACCTAGAATTTGAACTTGATAAACTAAAGAAATGACACTATACACTTGCGAATGTAATAAGACTAAAGAAATAGGGAAGGCTACAATAGTACACCGAGATGGTAAATGGGTAACTAAGGAAGCAGTCTGTGAATGTGGTAAGTGGATGGATTGCGAACCAACTGAAGGAATGCCAAGTCTTAAAAGAACAGAACCTAGTCTAAGTAAAAGAAGGGATAAGCTATGGGAAGGAGCAACAGAAAAGATAAGAAGTAAGACTGAGTAATGAAGTTTGTAATAAAAGACAATAGAGATAAGCAAAGCCTATTCAATTACCTAAAGGAATTAGAGAACGACTACATAGTAAGTATAAAGAAACAAAGAAACACAAGAAGCAATATGCAGAATAGTTACTATTGGAAATGTATCGTTCAAGGACTAGCAGAAGAACTAGGATATTTTCCTGATGAAATGCACGACGTACTAAGAGCTAAGTTCTTATCGGAATATGAAATGATAAGTATTAACGATAACCAAATAGCAATAAATAAAATAGGAAGTACAACAGCACTTAACACAAAAGCCTTTGAAGTATATACAGAACAAATAAGAGTATGGGCTATGACTGAATTAGGCATAAGACTAATGCTACCAAATGAATACGAGTAATTTCTATTATATAGTATCACTTGATTAATCAAATTATTTCAAAATGGAACACGGAGGAAAAAGAATAGGAGCAGGACGCAAAGGTAAAGCTGAAGAACAAAAGCTAATAGAGAACTTAACACCAATGAGTAGTATAGCATTAGAGTCTTTACAAAAGGGTTTAGAAAAGAAGGAACAATGGGCAGTAAAGTTATTCTTTGAATACTTTTATGGTAAACCACAACAAAGAGTAGATGTAACTACTAATGATGAAAGTCTTAACGTACCTTTAATAAACTTTATAAGCTCTGAATCTTAGCGACAAATACACAGCACTCTTTAATTCAGATGCTAGATACTTTATCATAACAGGAGGTAGGGGTTCAGGAAAGTCTTTTGCTGTTACAGTCTTTCTTACGCTATTAACTATGTCTAGGAATGTTAGAGTCCTATTCACACGTTACACAATGACATCAGCACACTTGTCAATCATTCCTGAGTTCTTAGAAAAGATAGGACTACTTGGATATGACAATACCTTTAGTGTAAACAAAGCAGAGGTAATAAACTTAGGAAACAAATCAGATATTTTATTTAGAGGAATAAAGACATCAGCAGGAAACCAGACTGCTAGTTTAAAGTCTTTACAGGGAATATCTACTTGGGTGTTAGATGAAGCTGAAGAACTTGTAGATGAAAACATCTTTGACACTATTGATTTAAGTATAAGGGAAAAGAAAGTGCAGAATAGAATCATATTAGTTTTAAATCCTGTTACTAAGGAACACTGGATATATAAGAGATTCTTTGAGGACAAAGGCATTGAAGGCGGTTTTAATGGCGTTAAAGACAATGTATGCTATATCCATAGTACATACCTAGATAATGAAACAAACCTATCACAGAGCTTCCTAGAGCGTATTAAGAGTATAAAGCATAATAACTTTAAAAAGTATCAACATAAGATTCTTGGAGGGTGGTTAGCAAAAGCAGAAGGTGTAGTCTTTGAGAACTGGAGTATAGGAGAATTTAATCCTGATAACTTACAGACTTCTTGCGGAATGGACTTTGGATTCTCAATAGATCCTGACTCACTTACTGAAGTAGCTATTGACAAAAAGCATAAAAAGATTTACTTAAAAGAACACCTTTATCGTAATGGATTAAAGAGTCAAGAGCTTGCTAAGATAATACTAGACAAAGTAGATAGTAAACTTATAATTGCCGATTCAGCAGAGCCTAGACTAATAGCAGACCTTAGACATTTAGGAGTAAACATCAAAGCAGTTAAGAAAGGAACAATTGAAAGTGGAATAACTAGAATGCAAGACTATCAACTTATTGTAAGTCCTGAATCAACTAATATAGCTAAAGAGTTAAACAACTATGTCTATGCAGATAAAGGCTCTAAGCTTTACGTAGATAACTATAATCACGCAATAGATGGTATTCGTTATAATGTAATCTATCACCTAGACAATCCAAATGCAGGAAGGTATTACGTGCAGTAAACTAAAAACAACAAATTTCTATTATATAGTGTATGAAAGTCAAAATTAAAAAAGAAGGAAAAACAGAATCGTTTAATCTTATTAGCAGTTGGTCAGATGTGACTCTGGAAACTTGGCTTAAATTAGTTGATTTTGAAACAGGTACAAAGACTGAAGAAGCTACTGAAACAATAGCAGCATTATCAGATATTCCTAGACGGTTGGTCAAGGAATTAGCCTTGTCAGATGTAGCTAATATAATGAGTAAGGTAGCAGAACTTCAACAGAAGCAAGATACAAAGCTAAAAAGGATAATAGAAATAAACGATATTGAGTACGGCTTTCATCCTGATTTGCACTCAATTTCTCTCGGTGAGTATGCCGATATCGAGCAGTTTATTAAGAACGGAATAGAGTCAAATCTTCCAGAACTAATGGCTGTACTCTACAGACCTGTAAAAGAAAAGAAAAATGATATATATATTATTGACGCTTATGATGGCGATATACGGCTCAGGACGGAAGAAATGAAACAGATGTCAGCTGAACAAGTGCAAAGTGCGCTAGTTTTTTTTTACACTTTAGGGAAGGCGTTGTCAGAGATTTTGCCATTGTATTTGATGGAGCAGCTGAAGGAAACGAAGACGCAATAGCAAGTGAAGACTTTTCAAGCAAATGGGGATGGTTTGGTGTAATGCACAGGTTGTGTAATGAGCAAATAGTAAATTTAGAACCAATTACCAAGCTTGGTCTATTAGAATGTTTAACGTGGTTAAGTTATGAAACAGATTTGAACTCACAAAATAAAGTAAAAAGAAATGGTTAATAATAAGACATACAATAACGTAGTAAATACTTTGCTTAGACTAGGGGAGAATCATAGGCAAATCAGTACAACTTCAGTAGGTGATATTTACGACATCAACTTGGAGAAAATGCAGAAGTTTCCATTACTACACATAAACCCTACAAACGTATCTACAGGCGATAGTCAACTTACATACAACTTCCAAATATTCATAATGGATATGGTAACTGAAAAAGCTGATTGGACTACAAACAGAGATGCAATTGTTAGTCCTATTGTTGACGAATTTACTAAATTAGTAAAGACACTAAGTAACGAGCAAGATGTATTTAATGAAACGCTTCAAATTTGTACTGACTTTATAGGAATGCTTAGGCATAGTTCAAGACAATCTTTAGAAGGAGTAAATGATATTAACGCACCTTTATACTTTACACAAGACCAATTCACAATAGAACCTTTTCAGGAACGCTTTGATAACTTATGCTGCGGCTGGGTATTCAATATTGGTGTCTTAGTTCAGAATGACTTCCAAACTTGTGACATTCCTGTAAGTACAAAGGGAGCAGGTTACTAATGTTCAAGTTCAAGATATGGAAGATGACAATACAAATAGGATGGAAAAAATTTAAAATAACAATAAACTTATAAAATTATGGCAGACTTAGTAACAACAATTAGCGAAACAGTAACACTTAATGGAAGCCTTAGAGGTTCTGTTAATTCAGTAACAACCACAGGAATCAATGATGTATTTGAAAGGATAGTAACGTGTACAGCAAGTGTAGCAACTACTGTGGCAATATTTGATACACTACCATCAACTTCAGCAGGAGCTATTAATGTAGCGAAAACTAAATACGTTAGAGTAACGAACTTAGAAACAGCAGTAGACATTGAACTAGCAGTAG